GCGGCGGCGTTTCTGACGCTGTCGTCGTGCGTCACCGCCGTGGCACCGAATGGTACCAAGACGACCGCGCCGGACAACGCGACGATCAGTGCCGTGGGTGCGCTCGCGCTTTCCGCCGTCGAATACTTCTTCCCGGCACCGAAGCCGGAGCCCGCGCCGAAGGCCGAACCGGCCGCGCCGCCGGTGATCTACCGCTCCGGCAAGTAATCCCTTTCGCGGATGTCGAGGGGACGAGGCCACTGAGAGACCTAGCAGGCTGTGGACTCCCTTCCCCGCGAACCTTTTCCCCGCCTTTTGAGGGGCCGGTGATGGCTCCGCCCCTTTGAAGACCCTCCTCGGCTGAAGCCTCAACTCCGTTCCTCCCATGCTCCGCCTGTTCGTCATCGCCTGGATCGCCTTCAACCTCGCCACCTGCGGCGGGGCGGTGGTCACGGTGCGGGCGGCGTGGAAGCACCTGCCGGAGCCGCTGCCGCAGCTCGTCCAGCTGTTCATGGCCCCGCTCTGGTTCGGCCTGCTGCTGGTCAGCGGCCTCTCCCTGGTGAAGGCGCTGATCGCCCGCGGGGCGTTCGATGCGGGCGAGGCGGCGGAATCTGACTCTCAACCCTCCACTCCCGGTTCCCAACCATGAGCGATCTCCGCCCCACCATCCAAGCGATCCAGAAAGAGGTCGGTGCCGTGCCCGATGGGGTGTTCGGACCGGTGACCGCCGGTCTGGTGCTGCACCAACTGCAAAACGCCTACGTCGCCCCGGCCGCCGACAAGCTGCGCCCGGCCGGCGAGGCGGCTCAGGCCACCTTCGACGCCCGCAGCGAGGCCGTGCTCGCAACGCTCGATCCCAAGGCGGTGCCGCTGTTCCGGCAGTTCCTGGCACTTGCCAAGGCCAGCGCCGCCACGCTCGGCTGCGACTACGTGCTAATCTCCGGCAACCGCACGTTCGCGGAGCAGGACGCGCTTTACGCACAAGGCCGCACCAAGCCGGGAAAGATCGTCACCAAGGCGCGCGGCGGCCAGAGCAACCACAACTTCGGCATCGCGGCCGATGCCGGCGTCTTCCAGGGCAAGGTCTACCTGGACGACGGCACGCCGGAGCAATGGCGGCTTGCGAGCAAGGTCCACAAGGCGTGCTCGATGCACGCGGCGGCCTGCGGGCTGGAATGGGGCGGCTCGTGGAGCGCCATCAAGGACGAGCCGCACTTCGAAGTCGCCACCGGCCTGAGCCTGGCGGAGAAGCGGCAGAAATTCGAACGGGAGGGATCGGTGCTGTGACGACTGGCGAAGCACTCTTCCTCGACTTGTGCGCGTCGGACGATCCGACCGCCCACATCCGAGCGCTGAGCGACTCGGCGCTGCGGGACATCCACGCCGGCCTGATCGAGCACGACATCGAGACCGGTTTCATCGGCGAGCTGTTTGCCACGGTCATCGCCGAGGCCGCCATGCGGTTTTTGAAGCAAGGAGGGCGGCCGTGATGGGATTGCTTGCAACGGCGGCGGATGCCGCGCCGGCCGTGCCGGTGGATAAGCTGCTGCCGTGGTTGTCCTCGCTGGTGATCGGCTTGGTCGGCCTGGTCCTGCGCAGCCAGGCGAAGCGCAAAGGCTTCGAGGAAGGCCGCAAGCAGACGCTGCAAATCGAGCCGAGCCCGCTGCTGGTTGCAAAGGCCCCGCAGCCGCCGAGCTGGGAGCAGCACCGGGAGCTGATCCGCCGCGTGAGCGTGGTGGAAGAGGAGCTGGAAGAGCTGCGCAAAGAGCAGGCGCGGCAGTACCGCGAGATCCTGATCGCCGGATCGGAACGCGAATCCCGCCTCGCCGACAAGCTAGATGGCGTGGCCCGCGCGATCCACTCCCGCATCGACGAACTGATGACGAATTTCACCGCCAAAAAATGAACCCCGTCCGCAAAAAGCTGATCCGCCAGACGCTGCTCGAAGCGCTCAAGCACGCCCATGGCTTCGCCGTGCCGGAAGAAAGCCTGCGACCGCATGTGGACGCGCTGATCCGCCCGCCGCTCAGCAACGAGGAGTGGAACGCGGCGATCCTCGAACTCTCCCACGAAAGCCGTGGCCTGATCGTCCAGGTGCCGTCCGATCTCGATCCCGATCTGAAGCAGTGGGCCATCACCGAGCGCGGCCGGACCCTGCTCGCCACCCTTTGACCCCCGCACCCGCGAACCCTTTCCCGTGAATGTCCCAGGACAAAGAAATCCGCAGCGACGCGAAGCTGAAGAACCTGTCGGCCGAGGCTCTGGAGGATCTGTGGCGCTTCCGCAATCCCGAGGAGGGCGGCGAGAAGCTGACGCTGGAAGCCATCGCGGTGGAAATCCCGCTGCGCTGGGGCTTCACCGTCTCGCTCTCCACGCTGTCGGAGTTCTACTCCTGGCTGCGCCTCAAGCGGCGCATGGATTCGGCGGCGGAGCGTGCCCAGCAGGCGCGGCTGGAACTGGCGAAAGATCCGAGCATCACGCCGGAGGATCTGGAGCGCGTGGCTCAGACGGTGTTCACGGCCGAGTCGATCGAGGCCGGGAACATCAAGGGCTACGTCTCGCTGGCGAAGCTGAGGTTACAAGCCGAGAAGCACGAGCTGGAGCGGGCGAAGCTGGCGGCGGCGGACAAGTCGAAGATCGAGGCCGGCCTGGACGCGCTCTTTGCGGAAATCCAGGGCAACCCGAGGGCGCTGAAGCTCTTCGCAGAACTGAAGGAGGTCGTATCGAAGGCATGAAGGGCGCACTCGACAGACTGATCGCGAAATCGGACGAACAGGCCAAAGGCAAGGTCGCCGTGCCGGTCATCGGCAGCTTCCGCGAGTTCCTGTTGGAACACGCCCAGGTGAAGACGCCCGGCGGCGAATACGTGTCCTGGTCGCTGGAAGGCCGCGAGGCCATGGCCGAGATCGTCGACACCTACGACCTCGTGCTCGGTTCCCACACGGGCGAGCCGTTGCCGGATGCTTCGATCGACCTTTGCGGAGGTGCCCAGTTCGGCAAGACCATCCTCGCGCTCAACTTCGGCGTCTACTCCACCTGCGCCAGGTTCTACAACTGGGGCTACTACCTGCCGGACGACGACCTGGTCGACGGCATCGTCGATACCAAGCTGCGTCCCGACGTGATCGAGCAGATCGAATGGCTCGGACCGATGATGCAGGTCGGCAAGACCGAGGACAAACGCGGCCGCAGTGTGAACCGCAAGGGCGCGTTCCAGGTCAGCGACGGGAAGCGGAAAGCCTTCGGGATGATCCGTGGCATGGGCAAGATCCCGACCTCCTTCTCCATGGACGTGGCGATGGAGGACGAGAAGGACGACATTAACGCCAAGCGCTCGCGGTATCTCACCGGCCGCTTGACGGCGTCCAACCTCCGCCTGCGTTCGTCCATCGGCACCCAGCGCATCCACGGCGCGGGCCAGCAAAAGCAGTGGGAAGACGGATCTCAGGGCGTCTGCCAGTTCGAGGTCGGCGACGGCAAGCGCATCAACCTCGAAGAAAACTGGCCGGGTGTGTGCCGCCTGGCCGTGACCGGCACGCCGCAACCGACCGACCCGAAGCTGACCAACGCCGGGGATTTCCGCGACGACCAGGACAACCGCTGGGCCTATCAGCCGGGCGCGCCGTATTACCTTGCCGATCCTGACACGGGCGCGGTGGTCGACCGTCATGCACCGCAATGGAAACACCTGCGACCGGATCGGATCGCCTTGCGCAAATGGGCGTTTCGCATCTCGCAGCTCGCCATCGCGGCGATCGATCTGAACCAGATCGTCAGCCGCTGGCAGGACGCGGTCAAAGACCCGGACATGATGATCGTGTTCTCGTGCGACGTGCTCGCGTTGCCGAGAAACACGGAGCAGGCGATCACGCCGGAGGTCATCACCCGGGCGAAGAGCGTCGAGCAGCCGTTCGACATGTCGCTCGCGCCGAAGCCAAGCGCGGGCCGCTACGGCGGTCTGGACACCGGCAACCGCTGCTGGTTCCTCTCCCGCGAGGTCGATAGCGACGCGATCAAACGCATCCGCTGGGCGGAGCAGATCCCGCTTTCCCAGATGGTCGACCGGACCGTCGCCTTGTTTCACCGCCTGGAACTCGACTTCCTCGCGATCGACGCCCGCCCGGCGGTCAACGAAGCGCGCACGCTCTGCTACAAGCTGAACAACCTCGAAGGCATCACCTGGCCGACGATCGACGGGAAGATCGAGGACGCCTACGTCGCCTTTCCCGGCGGCTTGGTTTGGAATGGTCCCCGGAAACGCTGGGAAAACCTCCGATGTGCCGTGGTCGAGTTCACCCGACCCCAGGGCGGCGGCATCCTTCACAAGATCGATCGAGACGAGGAACGGTTCTTCCCGGTCATCCAGTGCAACCGCTTCGAGTCGATCGACCGCGCCGTGCGGGAATTTCTGACGCCCGCCGAAAACGTGATCCGCGTGGTGGATGGCGAGGTCTTGCAAGATCCGGTCATGCGCCTGCCGCAGCGGGTCGCGGGCACGCCGCCCATCGTGGAGACGTTGGAGGCGCACCTGGTCACGGGTTCCAAACGAGAGGTCGGCACCAATGGCGAAGCCAGTGACTACGTCGACGGATGCGAGAACCACCTGATGCTGGCGGACGCCTATTCCGCGCTCGCGGAACTGACCGGCGGACGATCCGTCGTGGTCCAGTTCGCTTACGAGCCAGTCGAAGGCATGAGCCCGGAAAACCGCCGGAAAGGGGGTGGTCTGTGAGCCTTTTCGGAAATCGCTCCAGAATCGCTTCTGGCGGGCGTTTCGCTTCGGGTCGCCTGATTGCCCGGAAATCCGGCACTAACGGTTTTGCAACGGGGTGCCGGCGTTTTGCAACGGGGTTCTGTCCGGTCACCGGGAAGGAGGTCGCCAGATGAACCCCTTGCCGATGATTTTGGGGGCGAACGGGCTGCCTGTGGTGTCCGCCGACCGCGTCCGCCTGGAGAAGCTGTCCCGCTTCAATCCGCTGCGCGATTGGACGCCGGATGTGCTCACCCGTCAGCTCGAAGCGTTCGCCCGTGGAGACATCCGCGAACTCGCCTACGTGATGGAGTGGCTGGAAAAGCACGACGACACGATCGCGACGGTTGCCCCGAAGGCGAAAGCAGCGGTCAGCCGCCATGGTTACGACGTGGTGATGCGGGATGAGATCAAGCCCGAGCACCGCCAGCTCGCCGAAGATCAACGCGGCGTCCTGCAAGCGTTCTACGATTCGCTGGAAGCCACCCACGCGGTGGATGCGGACGAAGCGGGAAACATGCGGCTGTTCGTGCAGCAGGTGATGGACGGATACGGGAAGCACTACGCCGCCCACCACATCGTCTGGCGTCCCACCGTGGCCGGTCTGCAGGCGACGGCGATCCACGTGCCGACTTGGTTTTTCGAGTCGAAACTCGGCCGCCTGCGTTTCCTGCCGTCCACCTGGTCGATCGACGGCGTGCCGCTGGAGGAAATGGGCGGTCGAAACGCTTGGATGATCTCCCGTGGGCGCGGCGTCATGCTCGCTTGCGCGATCGCGCGAATGTTCAAGCAGGTTCCGCTCCAGGATTGGCTGACCTATTGCGACCGCCACGGCATGCCGGCGTTCATCGGCAAGACCTCGGCGGCGAAGGATTCGCCCGGCTGGGATCAAATGCGTTCGGCCGTCGCCGGCATGGGCGCGGAGTTCGGCGCGGTGATCAACACCGGCGACTCGCTCGACGTGCTGGATCTGACCACCAAGGGCGAACTGCCCTACGAGAAGCTGATCGACCGCATGGACCGCGCGATCGTCATGCTATGGCGCGGTGGCGATCTTTCGACGCTTTCCCGTTCCAACGCGGTCGGGGCGAATCCCCAACAGGAGGAGACCGACGAGCTCGATGCGGACAACGCCGAGTGGGTCTCCGAAACGATCGACCGCCAGCTCTCCCGCGTGGTGCTCAACTGGCACTTCGGCGAGGCGCCTCAGCTCGCCAAGCTCCGGCTGCGAAAGCGCACCCGCGAGAACCTCAAGGAGGATCTGGATGTGGTGAAAGCCGCCAAGGAGCTGGGCGTCCGGATTTCCAAGCCATGGTTTATCGGCAAGTTCGGCATCGTCGAAGCCGACCAAGGCGAAGCCGCGCTCGGTGAAGCCTCACCTGCTCCCGCCCCGACCACGGCTGTCAATTCGGTAGATCCGAAACTGGTGGCCACGTCTCTGGCTCAAGCTCTCGGCGTGCGCGCCGAGATCCTGACGCCGGTGCAAGCCGTCATCGACCGCGTTGCAGGTGCCGTGCAAGGCGGCGGAATCAGTGATTCCGAATGGTTGCAAGCGGTCGAGGACGCCGCGCTTTCGCTGCCCGAACTCTTCGATCCCGCCACCGCCGGCGAACTCGCCTCCGATCTGGAAGCCGCGATGGGCGCGGCCGTCCTGCAAGGCACCCGAGACGCCATCCGCGAACACAAGCTCACCCCATGAAACGTCTCTTCTTCGCCATCAACTCGGTCCCGGCTGTCGTGCTGACGCATCTCGTCGGCGCATGGAATGAACTTCGCCTCGCTCCCAACGAGCGGGAATCCTGGGCGCGCCTGACGCCCTTGGGAGAATTCCCCGTCACGGTCAACGATGCCGGCCAGACCCGCCAGGTGATGCAGGTGGTCGATTGCGAGTCCTGCGACGCGATGGTCGAGAACTTCGGCAAGCTTTCCACCAAGGTCGCCAACTTCTTCCGAGGTATCCCGTTTTACGAAGGTCACCCAGACGACGCCGGTTGGGCGAAGGCGAATCCCGGAGTCAAAGCCGCCGCTGTCGGCCGCATCAAGGAACTACAGACCCGCGATGACGGCTTGTGGGGACGCATCGCCTGGAACAACCGAGGCGTCTCGCTGCTGGACCCGGAAGCCCCGGAATACTCCGGCCAATCGCCGCACTGGGGCATGGACCCGATCCGTGGCCGCTCGGACGCCTTCCGCCCGGTCGTCCTGTGGAGCGCCGGTCTGACGAACACGCCGAACATTTCCTCAAACACCATCGCCCTGAACGAGCTGGGCTTTGGCCAACCCTCTCCACCGTCCGCGAAACAGGACGCACCCGAGAAACCAGAACAAGACATGAAACTGACCCCTGAAAACTTGAAGGCGCTCGGGTTCGCTCCCGAAGCCGCTCCGACCGAGGCAGAAATCAACGCGGCGATCGCGAAGATGTTCTCGGACATGACCACGGCGAACGCCGCGAAAACCACGGCCGAAACCGATCTCGTCGCCGCCAACAGCCGCGTCACCTCGCTCACCACCGAACTGACCACGCTCCGTGGCACGGGGGTGACCTCCGCAATCAACTCGGCCATTACCGAAGGCCGCATCACGGAAGCGGATCGAGGCACCTGGGAAGGCATCCTCAAGGCCGACTTCACCAACGGTTCCGCCGCGCTGGCGAAACTTGGCAAAACCACCGGCCTGAACACCGGCAGCCAGTTGCCGGACCTCAGCGGTCGCCAGGAAAGCGTCAACACCGCTGGCGGCATCACCGCGATCAACGAAGGCGTCCGAGCCTATGCCAAAGAGAAGGGCATCGACGTGACCACCTCCGAAGGCTGGGACCGCGCTTTCCGCGAAACGCAGCAAGCCAAACCGGAGCTCTTCACGCCCGCCGCGAAGTAACCCGCCACCACCTCACCCTCACTCCTCAACTCACAGATTCCATCGTTATGAAACTGATCCTTCTCGCGCTGGCCGTGCTCTTCGTTGTCGCCCTGGTCGCCTTCATGGCGCGCTCGTTGGCGATCGGCGGACACCGCCTCGCCGCCATCAACAGCGCCGGTTCCCACTTCGGCCCGGTCACCCGCTTCGCGGAAACCGCCTTCGGTGTGCCGCACCTGGTCGCGGGGAAAGGCACCACGGCGGGCAAGCAGGTCGTGCCCTGCGCGGCCACGGGCGTGGTCCCAGTTGGTTTCGCCGAAGACGAAGCCGCCGTGGGTGAAGCCGTCGCCATTGAGATGTGCTACGGGCGAACGGTTCTGGCCGTGGCCTCCGCCGCGATCGCGGCCGACGTGGACGTCTATACGGCCGCCGGCGGCAAGCTCAGTGCCACCGGTGGCGCGGGCAAGTACCTGATGGGCCGAAGCACGACCGCCGCCGGCGCGGATGGCGACGAGTTCGAACTCGTGCCGTGCAAACCGGTCCTCCAGCCCTAACCCCTGACCCCGAACCTTTACCCTCATTTTCAGCGTCAACTCCACGACTCTTATGAAAAGCGCAATCAACGTGGGCCTCTTCAGCGGTGCCCTGATCTCCGACACGCCGATTCCGGGCCATGTCACCGTGGCCAACTCCTCGGCGTATGAAGCCGCCAACCTCAGCCAGGCGCTCACCGCGTATATCGCGGGACAGCCTGCTCCGGACTTGGAAAAAGTGCTCGATGAACTGTTCCCGGCTGTCGAAGCGGGACGTTTCTTCGAGTTCCAGAAGCACGCGGACGACGCGTTCATCACCGAAACCGACGACTCCGACATTCGTGCGCCAGGCGCGGGCTTCAAGCGCATCGAATACAAAGGCTCCAAGGTGTCGGACAAGGTCGCCAACAAGGGCCTCACCTATCGTCAGGACCACGACGGCCTGACCCGTGACGCCAATGGTAAGCTGCGTCCCGGTTGGGAAAATGCGATCGCGGACAACCTCCGCAAGCGCCTGATCCGTGCCGAGATCCTGCGTGGTTTCGCGTTGCTCGACGCCGGTGCGGCCGCCTCCGCGCTGGTCTGGAACGCCGCCTCCAATCCGGACGGCGATCTCCGCAACGGCTGCCGCGCCTCGCTCGTCGGCAAGGGCGTGCGTTCCACTCACCTGGTCATCGGCGATCTCGCCTGGATGATCCGCCAGGACGCCTACGAAGCCCCCGGTCGCACCAATGACATGGCGAACCATGCTGCCTACACCGAACAGCAGCTCGCCAGCTATCTGGGCCTGCGCTACGTGCGCCGAGAAGACAGCCTCTACCAGACCAAGAAGGGCGCGGCCAAGACCGACATCCTCGGCGGTATCGCCTACATCTACGGCGCGGAAGAAGGCCAGCTTCTGGACGATCCGAGCAACATCAAGCGCGTCTGGTCCCCGACCGACGCCGGTCCGCGTTTCGCCGTCTACGTCGATCGCAAGACCAAGTTCACGGACATCACCGTCGAGCACTACTCGAAGTTCATCAGCCCGATCACCGCCGGCATTCAAAAGCGGACGATCACTGCTTCCTGAGCCGGGTGGCTCTGGTCCGTGCGGCGGGTGGTTTTTGGGTTTTTCCACCCGCCGCATCACCAGGGCGATCCCGCCTGATTCCTTTCCACTCCCATGAGCACCCCTTGGGTCACACTCACGACCGACGATCTCAAGTCGTCGATGACGGCCGTCGAGGTCGAGAGCTTCGGCAAGACGGCGACGGACGGCGCGCCGGACGAGCGTGTCACGCAGATCCTGGCCGACCTGGTCGCCGAGATCCGCGGGTTCATCGGCTCGGCCTCGGCCAATACGCTGAGCGCCGACGCCACTCGGATCCCGCCGGAGTTCAAGGCCCGTGCGCTGGCGATCGCCCGCTGGCGTTTGCTCATCACCATCCCCCGCTACAGCCCCGGCGATGCCCGGAAGGCTGAGTGGGAGCAGGCGAACCAGTTCTTCGAGAAAGTCGCCACCGGCAAGATCCGCCCCCAACCGGCGGACGATGCGATGCCGACCGACGTGCCCAACGAGAAACCCGCCGGCGTCGATTGGTTCGCCGCCGGCTCCCGCACCGGCCGCGACCGGATGCAAGGACTCTAACCATGCCCTGCGAACCCCTCACTTTCTGGCTGCCCCTGGGCGATGGCCGCGCCGCCCGACTGACCGTCGAGGTGGTCGAGGAGCCGCTCGGCGGACTCGACCAGGACATCCACCGCGAACCGTCCGTCTCCGAGATGGACGAGATCGCCACCGCCATGGGCGACCGCCGCTGGCAGTTCACCAAGCCCTAAGGGTCCAGGGGTTAGGGGCCAGGGGCCAGTGAAGAGAAGAATCCAGAGATCAAGAAGCCGATGAAAAGCCGCCTGTTACTGCCACTTCCAGCGCTCGTGATGGTCTGCGTCACTGGCTACACAGCCACGGTTTACCGGACCCCAGATATCACCCTCGCGCGGGTGGCGGTCGGAGCGGACACCTCGATCGGACAGGTGCAGGCGACGACCACGCGCGACGGCGCCCGCGCGCTGCAACTGGACGGCTATCACCAGGACCAAAGCGCGGCCCTCGGCAAAGCGACCGAAGGCGCGGTGCGCGCGATTCTTCGCCCCTAACCACTGACCACCGGCCACTGGCCCCTCAATTCGGCTCCGCCCCGGAAGACCCTCCTCGCCTGAAGGCTCAACTCCCATGATCGACTTCACCACACCCATCCCGCTGGAAGACGCGGTGCAGAGCCTCGGGGCGAAGACCCCGCTGGGCTCGGCACTGCGTTCCGCCGAGCTGGAGCGGTTGCCGGTGGAGATCCGCGAGCGGGCGTTCTTCTCCGCGACGGTGGAGAACGAGCGCATCCTGGCCGAGATGCAGCGCCGCATCCTCCAGCGCGTGCAGCTGGTGCGCGAGCAGCTCGCGAACGGCGAGTCGGTGACGATGGACCGCGGCCGGTTCATCGCCGAAATGCAGGACGAGCTGGACCGTCTCGGCTACCGGCCGGACCCGGAGAAGGCGGGCGGCTTGCAGGACGTGAGCAGCGCCGGGCGGCTCGGGCTGATCTGGGACATGCAGCTGGCCCAGGCGCAGGGCTACGCGAAGTGGAAAACCGGCCAGGACAAGGACCTGCTCAAGGCGGCACCCGCGCAGGAGCTGATCCGCGTGGAATCCCGCCGCGAGCGCCGCCTGTGGCCGACGATCTGGGCGGCCGCCGGGGGCAAGTTCTACGGCGAGCCCGGGCCGGATTATCCCGGCGCACCGGGCCGGATGATCGCGCTCAAGACCGATCCGATCTGGACCGCGATTTCCCGCTTCGGCACGCCGTGGCCGCCCTTCGACTGGGGCAGCGGCATGGGCCTGCGAAACGTCCGCCGACGCGAAGCGCTGGAACTCGGCGTGATCAAGCGCGACGACAAGGCGCAGCAGCCGCTTTCCACGCCGCTCAATTCCGGCCTTGGTGCGTCCGTCAAAGGCCTGCCCGATTCCAGCCGCGAACGGTTCCGCGACGCCTTCGGCGATGCGATCCGTTTTGACGGCGACACGATTTCATACGAACGTCAACCCGACCCCTCCGATGAGCGATCCCAAGAAACCGTCCGCGAAAGCCTCCAGCGCCGCGCCCGCGAAATCGCGGACGACGGACGCGGACGCATTGTCCGGGCTCGATCCGAAGACGATGCTTCCGCCTGGCCATCCGGTTTCGAGACTCGCGAATTCGAAGACGAAATCCTCAGCAGCACCGCTGCCGTCGCGGTTGGCCGCAAGCAGCTCTATCACGACGAGTGGGCGGGTTTTGCGGAAAACATCGCGCGACTGATCCGCGAATGGCTGCCCGATGAGGTGGCCGTGGCGGTGCGCGATGGCCACGTTTACGCGTGGCGCGAGGATCTTCTCACGGCGGGGCTCGATGAGCTGCATGAGCTGAGCGCCGGCTATCCGCCGCGCAACGGCAAGCTGCTGGGCTACGGGCAAGACTTCGGGGTGGAGCCCTATGCGGTCGTCTCGCTTCGCCGCGCGGATGGCACTCCAGCCTATGGCTTTCAGGCACCGGCCCCCGCCGCCTCGACTTTCGCCAAGGCCCGCGCCCGCGACTTCATCGACGCGACCGGCGAGGCGATCCGGATCTTCATCGACGGCAAGGAGGTGACGCCGTGATCTCGATCTCCGTCAAAATCGAGCCGAACTCGATCAAGCAGATCACCGTCGAGCTCCAGGGCAAAATCGACGACCGGAAAGGGCTTAACAAGGTGCTTGCAAGCCGCCTTGCCGACGAGTTGCAGGACCACTTCCGGAGGAAAAACGCGAAGCCGAACAAGCGCGGTTGGGCGAAGAAGAACTTCTGGAATCAGCTCGCGAACGCGACGGCCGTCAGCAGCGTGAGCGACAGCGGCGCGGTGGTGACCGTCGCCGAAGAGCGCTTCCGCATCCACGTCACGGGCGGCGTCATCACGCCGAAGAAGGCGAAGATGCTGACCATCCCGCTGATCGAGGCGGCCAACGGCCTGATGGCCTCCAGCTACGCGCAGAAGTTCAACCGCCGGCTGTTCACGATTCCCGGTCGGAACGCGCTGTTCGAGCGCACCGGCCAGGGCAGCGAGAGCGTGATCGGGCAGACCAACGTCCGCGCCCGCCAGGGCAAGCGCACGCTGACGATCCCGCTCGCCGCCCGCTCCACCATCCGCCCGGTCTACGCGCTGGTGCCACGCGCCACCATTCCGGCCGACCCGGACGCCCTGCCATCCGCCGAGAAGATCCAGACCGCCCTCCTGGAGGAGGCCGCCGACTGGCTCGACGCCACCCTTTCCGACCTCGCCTAACCACCCATGAGCAAGCTCTACGACATCCGCGAAGCCCTCGCCGCCTCGATCGCCGAAGCGGGGATCTTCCCGCGCGATGCGATCCTCATCAAGCGTCAGACCGATCTTTTCAACGACATCGCCACCGCGCTGGCCACGGCCGCGGACAACGTCTGCCTGCACATCGGCATCGCCGAGGGCAAGCCGCTGGGCGAGGACGACCTCGATTGGGACATCACCGTCCCGCTCACGATCATCTGCCCGCCCGAACTGATCGAGGGCAACACGCCCGAGGAGGATATCTGGGAAGCGCTCGTGCAGCACGTCCACGGCCTGCGCCTCAGCCCGACCGACCACGTGTCCTACCGGTTCCGCGCCGGCGCGTTCCAGGACATCGACGTCACGGCCGACGACGGCACCGCCTACTTAGGACGCCAGACCGCCTTCACTTACCGCCTTTCCCTCTAACCACCGCCCGTCATGTCCGAAACTACCGACACCGATTCCGTTCAGCCGCCGACCGAAGATCCGAACCTTCAGGTCCGCATCCGCATCACCGTCCACGAAACCAAGATCGGCTGCCTGAAGTGCGCCCTTGGTCACGAGCAGACCGTGCCGCTCAGCACCGCCCGCGCCCTCGAAGCCCTCGGCAAGGCCGAGATCATCGGGGTCTGAACCGTTCACCCTCCACCGAACCTCAACTCCTAGAAAGCCATGGGCCTTACCCTCAAACGCCGCGAGCGTCGCGGTGACTTCGTTTACTTCATCCCGAACGGCACCGCTGTCGACGGCGGCACCGTCTCGAAAACCTCGTGGCCGGACGCCAGCCCGGCGACGAACTACACCGACTGGCAGTTCGACGACATCGAATCGACCGAGTTCATCCGCGACCAGGACACGGAAACGATCCAGGTGCCGAACGCCTCCGGCGGCTACACCAAGGAGGAAGAGCCGACCGTGACCAAGCGCGCCTGGAAGCACACCACCTCCAAGGCGAACTCGCTCCTCAAGCAGCTCGAACACGGCACCAGCTCCGCGATCGCCTCCGGCGTGCCGCAGACACCGGGCGGCACCAACGTGCCTTACCTGGACGGCGTCTACCTGAAGGAAACGGTGGGAGCGGACGGCACCGTCATTTCCCGCATCCAGGTGTGGGGCCGCCTCACGCTGGTCAACCCGCCGAAGAGCGAGAACGCCACGGGCAAGTACGAGTTTCAGGTGCAGCAGCTCAGCGCGGCGCTCAACACCGTGCAGGAGAACTGAGGCGTCCGGCTGAACACTGAACCCTAGCAAACTCCTCAGCCATGCCCTCCTCACCCATCGCCATCCTCGGCGCGTCCTCGTCCGCGCCGACTAAGGCCACCCTCACGACGGCGCTGGCCGGCGCGAACAACGACATCCTCTGGACGGCCGTCGCCCCCGGCACTGGCGGCAACAGCCTCACGATCCAATACACCATCACCGGCTCCGCGCCGGTGGCGATCGCGACCGTGGGCAGCGCCCCTTACACCGGCCTCCTCATCACCGGCGGCACCGCCACCACCGCGCAGCAAGTCGTCGACGCGCTCCGCAATGCCAGCGCCGCCGTGAAGAGCGTGGCGGAAGCTGCGATCGCTCCCGGCAACGACGGCACCGGGGCGGTCGTGACCCTGGCCGCCACCAACCTCGCCGGCGGCACCGGCACGCTGCCCAGCCCGCCGCCTTCCGTCCTCGGCTAACCGCGCACCCCCATGCCCGCCACCCTCGATGTCCATCGCGGCTATCCGCTCCGTGCCCAGGTGACCCTCTATCAGGACGCCGCCGGCACGGTGCCGGTGGATCTGACCGGTTGCGTCTGTTCCGGCGCGATCGGCCGGCCGCTCGATGGCGGGGCGCTGGTGACGCTCGCCGTCACGATCACGGACGCGGCGGCCGGCGAGCTGATGCTGGAGGTGGAAGCGGAAGACACCGCGCCGCTCACCGGCACCGCCTACTCCTGGGACCTCTGCATCGTCGGCGACGACGGAGTCCCGCAGGCACTGCCGATGGGAGGCGTCGCCGTCCTGACCGTCCAAACCCCGCTCCCCAACTGACATGCTCCAGATCCGCGTCATCAAAGTTTCCCAGGGCCTGCGCGGCCGCACCGGCCCGGTGGACGAATCCGCCGCGCAGGCGATCGAGGCGCACGTGAACAAGCTCACCGGCGAGGACGGGGCACTGCTCCGCATCCTCACCGACTCCAACGGCCGCTTCGCCCTCGGCGTGCTCAACGTCGACACCAACGAATACGAGGCCGTCGCCGCCGCCATGGTCGATGGCGAGCCGACCCTCACCATCGTCGAACTTCCCTAACCATTTCCCTTTTTCCGCCCCGCCATGAAACGACTCCTGTCACTCCTTTGCCTCGGCCTTTCCGCGCTCGCGCCCGGCCAAACGACGAAGAGCACGCTGGCCACGGCCACGCAGCTCGCCGCCGAAGCGTCCGCCCGCGCCGAGGCCGACCAGGCCAACACCACGGCCGTCAGCGACCTGACCACCTATGTCAACAACGCCGTCGCCGGACTCGGATCGTCCGTGACCGCGCTCGAAAACAGCCGGGCCAACGAGTCCGGGCGGACGATCAACGACGCCATCTCGTGGGAGTCCGACAGCGGCACGATCGCGCAGCTCATGTCCCGCCAGGCGAAGGAGCTGAAAGCCATCACCGGCACCGCGAACTGGCGCTCGACGCCGGCGACCACGCTGGCCACGGCGGCCGCCCACATCGCCGCGACCAACAACCCTCACGGCGTCACGGCCGCACAGGTGGGCCTCGGAAACGTCAACAACACCAGCGACGCCAACAAGCCGGTCAGCACGGCGCAGGCGGCGGCGATCGCGGCGCACGCTCCGGCGATCAACGCGGTGGTTGATTACGGCGCAGACAATACCGGGGCGACCGATTCCTCGACGGCGATTACCAATGCGGTCAACGCTGGAATCACGGCTGGTCGCCCTATCTACCTACCTCCCGGCACCTACAAGTGCAACGTGAGCGTCACCGGTATGAAGGCTTTCGAGCTGTTCGGCGGACCATTTGAGAATGCTGACCGATTCGGCTCCGGAGTGCTCACCACGGCCGGTGCGGTGCCGAATCTTGGTGCCGCCACGATCCTGCGGCCTTGGAACACGGCCAGCCCGGTGCTGACGCTTGGCCTCTTCGGCGGGAACATCCACGACCTCGCGATCATCGGCACCGGGGCGTACAACGCCTCGACTGTCGGTGTGTGGGCGTGGGGAACCGGCACCACCGTCGAGCGCGTGCTTGTCAGCGATTTTGAGGTCGGTTGGCTCAACTCCAACCAATCACGTGGCACCTATCGACAGTGTCAGTTCTCCGCCTGCAAGTTCGGGTATCAAGCCATCGGCTACTCCGGCGGCAGCCAGATCGGCGGCTCGGCCGGGGACACGACAAGCTTCGTGAACTGCTTGTTCGGTGGCTACCGCCTCAGCAACGCGACCACCCGGCAGGACAGCACCAACGCCGACAATTTTGGCATCTATGTGACAGACGGAGCCAAGGCAATTTCGCTGATCGGATGCGAAGCGGGGTTTTGCGGAGTGCCGATTTTCTGCCGGTCCGGGAAGATGGTGATCTCGGGCGGGAACTCGGAAGGGGCACGGGTGGCGGCGATCATGCTGAAGAACCCGTACCAGGTGACCATCAATTCGCATTGCAGTCAGAACGTCGCAAAATTCGTCTACGCGATCCCGAACGGCAGCGGCCCAGGCGTGCAGTCCTCGTTGTCGATTCAGGCATGCAACGCAGCTGGTGACGTGTGGTTGGATCAAAACCACAATATCTCGCTCGGCGGATCGCCGGACATCGTCGTAAAAACCTGCTCATCGTCGGGTGCGGACACGCACAACAGTTTCAGTCAAGACGCGACGATCATCGATCTTTCGCTTTTCAGCTCCATCACCGCGCTGGGAACGAGCACGATCGCGGGCGAGTGCTTCTTTTTGAAGCTGGATTCCAACCAGTCCATCGCCTCCAACGGAGACCCTGTCAAATTCACCTCGGTTGACACATGGAGTCCCTATTACGCCGGCGGCTACGATTCCAGCACCGGCATTTGGACCTGCCCGCGAAGCGGCTGGTATGAGTTCTCCGGCGCATTCCAGGTCGGCAGCTCGATCCCGTGGATTTACTTCGAGCTGGTTACCTCGGCGGGCCAGCTCCGCGTGATCAACCCGAACCGGGCCACCGTGGCCGGCGAGGAGTTCACCTTCCATCGGGTGGCCTACGTCGCCCTGAACCAGCAAGTGCAGCTCAAGTGCTACCGGGCGTCGACGCTCAACATCGAGGCCGGAAGTTCCGGCTCCGGCTACAAGGTCACGGGGATGAGCATCCGCCGGGTGCGATGATCCCGCGCCGGCGGCTGATTCTTCTTTCTCTCAGCTCTCAACCCTCAGCTCTCAACCTCCGTGGTCTCTTCCAACTGGAAAATCACCTACGACCCGACCGGAACGCCGCGCATCCTGGTCAACTACGGCGGGCGGATCTCCGACGAGCTGGAGATTCCGTGGAGTCAATCCGTCCAGGACAGCCCGCGCCTGCGGGCGGCGAGCATGAACTACTTCGGCCGCGGGAACGTGGCGAATGGCCTGCGGTTCGGGGTTTTCAACGACCACGCCGACGACGCGACCGCCCGCGCCTGGATGCTCGCCCTGGTGGCCGGCCTGCCGACGCTGGAAACCAAGACCCTCAAGATCGAGATCAACGGCGGCGCGAAATACCTCATGTCCCAGGCCGTGATCCGCGCCGTGACGCCCCGCATGGTGATCAACGCCCCGGTCGCCCGCACGCTCACCCAATACGAAATCACCGGCGGCGGCTGGGCCGTCACCACCTGATCCCCCTCCCATGGCTGACAAACAATTCAGGATCCAGATCGACACCGCCTCGAACACGGCGGGAGCGAATCAAGCAGAGAAGGCGATGGACGGAGTGGCCGCGTCCGCGCAGCGCGCCGGCACCAGCCAGACGGCGCTCTCCAGCTCGACCAATTCGGCGAGCGGCAGCTTTCAGGCCGCGCTGCCGAAGATCCAACAGGCGAGCTATCAGGTCCAGGATTTCGCGGTCCAGGTCACCGGCGGAGTCGATGCGACGAAGGCATTTGCCCAACAAGCGCCGCAGTTCCTCGGGGCGTTCGGTCCGTGGGGTGCGGTGCTCGGCGGCGCGATCGCGCTGATGCCGTTGTTCATCAAGCTGCTCGGCGGCTCGAAAGACGAGTCGAAGGAAGCGGCTGAGGCGCTGGAAAAGCACAAGGAGGCCGTGGCGGATTTCGCCGAAGCCTGGAAGGGGCTCGCGGTCAGCTACGCCGACACGAATCGCTCTTCGCAGCAGCGGCTGGATGACCTGAAGCAGGAGCTGGCCTTGATCGACCGGCTCAACGCGGCCGAGGCGGACCGGGCGAAACGGCAGGCCCGGGCGGATGGGGAGACGGCCATTGCCATCGAACGCATCCGCCTCGCCGGGATCGAGGCGCAGCTGACGACCGCGGCCGGGGAAACGGCCGTGCGCCTGGGCAAGGAACGCGAGGCGATCCTCCAGCGCATCGCCGACAAGGAGCGGGAGATCGCCGAGGCGCTTCGGAAGGCTGCGGAAGCCGAAGCGCAGAAAAAGGTGGACTCGAAAACATCCGTGGTGACGGGTGCGCAGGGGGATCTGGACCGGGGGATCAACGAGCGCAATCAGCGGGAGCGGGAGCTCGATGAAAACACGGCCGCGCTCGAAGAGGAACGTCAGCGGCGGCAGCAGCTGATCGCCACGCTCGAAGAGGAGCTGGCGGAGGCGAAACGCGCCCAGACGGACCGTGGCCTCGCGCGGCAACGCGTGCTCGATGGCAAGCTGGGTGCGGAAGATCTGGAAAAGCAACTGGCCGAGGCCAAGAAGCCGACCCTTCTGGAAGAGGAGCTGGCGGGAAAGGCGAAGACCCTGCGAGACAACTATTTCAAGGCGGCGGAGGCCGTGAAGGAGTTCGCCGAACGGGTCAAAGCCGCGGAAGGCGAATTGAAGACCGCGCAGGCTGATCAATCCGGCGTACAAGCCGGGAACGACCAGGCGCGCTCGATCGAATCGACCAGCCGGGAGGTGACGGACATCGGCGCGGAGCAGCAGAAGATCCTCGATAAGAAACGCGAGGCCGAACAGGCGGCCGGCGGGCAACTGACGGACGCAATGAACGAGGTCATCGCGGCCATCCCGAACGCGAAGGACGACCCCGCCGTGGTCGCCCGCCAGCAGCAGCTGGAGGCGATGCTCAAGGACGGCCTGCAATCCGGGGAGAAGGACGCGGCGTTCGAAGCATTCAAGGAGCTGCAAAGCAAGGTCTCGGCCGACAACGCGAAGCGTGGCCAGCTGTGGAATGGCGTGGTGGCGCTGCTCGATGCGAGTTTGAGCCAGATCGATAGCCAGCAGCGTCAGCTCGACGCCCTCTCTCAGCGGCTCGAAGCCATCGGCTCGCGCCAATCCACCGCCGGGCCGGTGCGCTAACCCACAACAATCATGGCTTTTTGGACAATCCAGGGCGAAACGGGCAAGGCGCTCGATGCGTCGGTGCGGGACTTCGATGCGGTCGGCGCGATGTCGCCGAGGCTGGTTTTCACGGCGCTCGGAGTGGACACGTTGAGCTATTCCGTGCTGATGCCCGACCTTGTAGGCACCGGGCTGCTGTTGCCGGAATACCGACAGATGGTGACGTTGTTTCGTAATGGCACTCGCTTTTTCACGGGACACTGCACGCTTCGGAAGCAGCGGGGCTACGTGATGGAAATCGCCATCAGCGGGCCGTGGTGGTGGCTGGAGCGCATGACCTTGTCCTCGATCCAGCAGGACAGCGCGGGCACCAGCAAGGAACGGATGCTTTACCGCTGGGCGTCGCAAAGTCTGACGCAAAGCGTGACGGATCTGCTCACCCGCGCGATCGCGCTCGGCGCTCCGTGCGCGATCGGGTCTCTCGCGGCGACGTTCGGCTGCCCTCAGATCACGCTGAGTCAGACCACGTTCGGCGGCGCGCTGGCCGAGCTGGTGCGACTGACGCCGGATGTGTCCGGCTGGTGGGACTACAGCGTGGCAACGCCGACCTTCAACACGTCCCGCCGATCCAGCATGACGACCCGGACGATCTCGGCCGAGGATCTCCAGCCGGACGATTTCGAGGTGTATCCACTCACGGAACTCCAGGTGGATTTCGTCAAGGTGCCCTACGTTCAGCGCGCGACCAACGGCAAGCGGGTCTTCCAGGAGCAGCTCAGCGGCGAGGCCGGCACGGCTCAGACCGGCAGCACGTCGACGACGATCAAGCTGCGCTCCGGGGCCTCGGCCGCGGACGGTTCCTACACGGGGCTGACGGTGACAATCACGTCCGGGACCGGGGCGGGTCAGAGCCGGAAGATCACGGGCTACACCGGCAGCACAAAGGTGGCGACTGTTTCCCCGGCGTGGACCACCACGCCGGGATCGACCTCGGCCTACGCGATCGGCACCGAGGCAACCGCCGGCCTGGGGAAGGTGCAGATGCTGGTGGTGAGCGGGCAGGAGCTCGACACCTACCTCCCTGACGAGTTCTTCGATTCCGTCGTGGTGAAGAGCTCGGTGATCAGCGCCATTCCCGTGATCTGCGCAAAAGACGACCGAATCCGTGCGTCCGGGACCACCAGTTTCGGCGTGGGAGCCTATTCGGACGCAAATTTCGAGATTCCCTCGCCGATGGCGGCCACCGTCACCGATGCGGACGGCAACGACCTGCCGAGCGGCTTCACGCGCTGGCTGGTCAAAGGCGAGCCACAAACCTGGTGGGCGAAAGACGGAATCGAATACATCGAGGCGCGGTTGACCGCGACCATCTACGACACTCACACGGTCAATCTGCCGGTGGCGAACGGTTACACGCCGCCGGTGCCGGCCTGGTATGAGGCGGTCGGCGGGCAGATGCAGTCCTACAACATGTACGACCCCGCGAGAATCCGTTGGATTTGGTGGACGACGGTTTCGGTATCGTTCGTCGCGGTGAAGACGAATTGGGCGACGGACACGACCCTTTACCGGGCGGCGGATTACAGTTTCGTCTCGCCGCCAGCGGGATTTGCCGAGGGCCTGCGCGAATCGCAATGTTGGCTGCCTTACGCCGGTTCGATCGCCTTTGAGGAGGCCGAGGCTGGCGGCACGCGCTATCGTGGCTGTAAGATCAACCTTACGAACGCCATGGCCGAGTTTGCGACGATGGGGGCGCTGGTGGAGTCCGAGACCCTCGACCTGGTCAGCGGCCGGACGACGCTCCGGCTGGGCGCTCCGGCCCGCAACGATTTCCGGACGTTCGTGGACCGCATCCGCCGGACGTCACAGGACAACATCGTGTTCGTCAGCGGCAGCGGGACCGGCGGAGGTGGGGGCGGGCTGTAA